GGTTAAGACCGGCTGGTGAGAACCAAGCATCTCTTTGCTGATCGGCACGAGCACAAAGGCCAGCAACGTCACCATTGAGAGGAATCCAACGATACTTGTTGTTATACTTGTCAAACTGCTTCTTCCATCCTGAGTCCATGAATGCATATGAAGATGAACCAAAGAAGTTTCTTGTAACAAGTGACTTATTGACTTCCTGACCAGGCTGATCAACAACGTCTGTGTATTGTGGTGAAACGAATACAACAACGTCGCCACGACCGTATGTGCCACCAGGAGCAGCAATATTGTCAATAACATATTTTGTAACAGTGTTTGATGAACCACCCATCATGATTAATGATGTGTCGTAAGCATCGGTATCAGAGAACTTAACATAGGAATTCTGAAGCTGTCCATCAGTTGGAGTAGCTAGAACACCGCCTGCCAATGTAAAGTTGAATGATGAATTACCTTGCGAGAATGTAACACCTGATGCTGTGTTACCCCATGTTGAGGTCTGAACAGCAGGAAGAGTTGTGTTAGAAATCGCATGGTTGATTGGCCATAGGAATGCTGAACGATCTGCAAGAACATTAACATAGTAATTTGATGAACCGTCATCATTAGTAGCATCAACTGCTTTTGAAAGATTTGAGTATCTTTCAAGAACTGAGTTGGCAATGCCACCAGTGAATGTGCCTTTGGTGTCAAGAACAACAATGTGCAATTCGTCATTAGCACCACCACGGTCACCAACATACTTTGATGTACCTGGAGGACCATTGAATTGTGCTGCTTGTTCCCAGTTCACCCATGCTGTGTTTGAACTATCAACACCAGCTTCAGCGAACACGCAAACTTTAATCTCGTTACCAAGTGTACCAGCATAGCGGGCAGCGAACATACCATATGCAGGGCTGTTGGTAGCGAATACGTCCCAATTGGTATCCCAATCGTCACGATTTTTAACTAGGGCTGCTGTATTACCGGATGTAGCGCATCGTGCGGCTTGTGTATTGGCTGAGCGAACTACTCTGAGGTTGTCACCATAGGCTAGGAAGTTAGCTGCGGTGAAGAATGAAACTGCTGAATTATCTGATGGTTGACCAAACCAGCGAACTAGTTCAATCTCATTAGCAATTGTTGTAACCTCGTCAATAGGACCCCAATCAAAGTTTCCGGCAAATGCCCCTTCTGTAGTAGATGCGGCAGGAACAACGGTCGTAAGATCAATTTCGGACCATGTCACGCCTGGGGAAAGTGAATATGCCATCTTTTACTCCTTTGTAGGTTGGAATGGTGTTAAAATCCATTTCAACCAATATTTATCGTTTTGGTGTTTTCTAGAACTATAACCGACCGTCCCAATTATATCCAAGATCGTCAAACGGGTACAGTTTCTCTCTTTCACGAACCCATCGATCACCACTAGCATCAATCTCACTATCATGGGGACTATCAATACCGTTATCGATAAACCCAAATGGCACGTTTTCTACATCTTCTAGATAAGAAATCTCTTTTTGTAGAACATATCGTATATCATTAGAAACAGTTTCTTTAAATAGCTTCTGGGCTGTCAACCAGCCAAAATGAACTAGCGTCATGGCTAGATCGTCATTTGCTCCTTCTTCTGCCGCAAAGGTTTTCTTTGTAGATGAAAAGGAGTATAATTCTGTAATCGTATCCTCATCATTAAGTATTAGTTTATCACTCTCAACTAGCGTCTTGAGATTAGCACAACCAATCATCTTTGACTGGGCTGTGATCTTGAGACCAAAGGCTAGCTTATTCTTACCAGCAGCAAACCCACCTGAGGCCTGCATACCCTGTTTACCCTTTAAATGAAACTTTAGCAGATTTTCATATGCTAGTTCAAAATGTAGAATGTCTGCGACTTGTAGACCAATAGAATTGATTTCGACAAGAACGAAAGCGTCATTATACTTTCTTGCGGCTGAATAGATAACTGCCGGTAGAAGCATCGGACTAATTTCGTTATTTCTATATTTAGCTACCTGACGATATGGTATCTGTGTAACGTCAAAGATAGAGAATGTTGAGTAGTCTAGTCCTTGACCTTCTGACACATCAGCACACAATACATAGGTGTGTTTCGGTTCTGGTTGCTCAAAGATGTCCATACACTCCATACGAGTGATTGGCTCTTTCCAGTGTAGTGAAGCAAGTTTAGAACCACTGATTAGTGTATTAGATGAACCTAAGAACTCACAACCAAACTCTTGGTCGAACTGACGTTGACTAGTGTTTCGTATAGTTTCTGCTGCCCACTCTTCATCTCTGCCTGGCACCATAGACCAGTGGATCTGGATAGGCTGATATGTGCTAGTCTTGTCTATAGCTTTCTGCCACATCTTATAGAATAGGTTCATACCGTTTGGTGTAGAAACGATAACAACCTTAGATGTTTTACCAGATGAAATGGTAGGATAAGTTGAGTTAAAGAACTCTTCAGCAATGTTGTTTGGAACGAACGCAAACTCGTCCAGAAGATTAGGTTGAATGAGAAACCACGAACTGATGATCCGCTGGTGGAGTCAGCTAGAACTCTAGAGCCGTTGGCAAGATAGATAGAACCTTTGTTCCATTCTTTGATACCTTGCTTCAGAAACATAGGTAGATACTCAAAAGCAAGTTTAAGTTTACCCAACAACTCTCTAGCAGTTGGAGCACGGTTAGCTAGAATAGCGACAACAAAGTTTTCGTTGAATAGAACCTGATGAAGAATGTATGCCACACTGGTAGTTGATTTACCAACCTGTCGTGGCAGCTTACAGATAGAGAAACGATTGTCATGAAACGTCTGTAGCATCTTCTCTTGGAAGTCCCACATAGCAAATGGAATTAGACCTTTATCGACGTTGATGATTTTGATGTATGTTCTGGCAAAGTAAACAGGATCGTCAGCACACTTGATATATTCATCAAGCTCTGCTTGGGTAAACGAATGGCGATACTGCTCATTAGGCAGATTCGGATTGTTTTGATAACTAAACGGAGTCCTTGCCATCTTCTTTCTGTTTCTTAATAGCAGATAGTAACTCTGCCGCTGAACCTACGAATACCGCCTGCTCCACGTTAATGCTATCCGCACTCTTCTTACGTGGATCAGTCGCTGGATCTGGATCTTTCAGATCACGTTTCATCTTTTGTAGATTGTATAAATCTTTTGACGTTTCGCCGACTGTCTTGATAAGATTGGCGACGACCTCGAATCCTCGTGCGGATTCATTCTGTCTAGCGATAGTAGAAATGTCTTCAAGGGCATCATTACCCTTTTCAATTAGATTGCGTAAAGTATTACGAACTAGACGGTAATCTTCATCACCGTCTTCATTACTTGCTTCAACATATTCAACAACCTCAGTCTTTACCTCTTCTTTAGGAACAGGCAAATGCTCGATGCCTAAAGCATCTGACAAATTTTTCTCAACACCCATAATATATCCTTACGCTTTCAAGTCTCCTGTTAGTATCCAGGTATTAGCTAAAACTTTTACTGCTGTTGCTGTTAGATATTGTCCAGCAAGGTTTGCCCAGTTGTTAGATGAAAGAACAGTAACAGCGGCTGTTTGTGCAATAATTTGTGTATTGCCAGAACCAAACTGATAAATTTCAATTGTAGTTCCTATGTTAGCAGGTGCCAAGAACACAGTGTCATCAGGTATGTTAATGGTAATTGTATTTGAATTGTTGGCAAATACAACAGACTGTGAAGCTAGAATGGTTGTATTTGAGTTGACATAAGCGAAAAATTTTTCTCTAACTGAACCGATGGCATCAAAATAGCCACCTAAGGTTGAAAGCGTGCCTGTAATGATAATATTACCACTAAGAGTACCTGAGGTATTCTGTAATGCTGTATTTGCTTTGTCAAATGCTGAGTTTGTTGTATTGTAAATAATAGATGTGTTTGATTGTGTGGTAAATGTTGAATTGGCCCAGGCATATATTGTGGATGATATTGTGTTAGTCCAACCGTTAGCACCAACAGCATTGTTAGCAGCTATAATAGAAGCATAGTTATTTCCAGCAGCACCCACAGAAGATGCATATGAATTGGCTGCGATCAGACCAACATTAGCGTTATTATAAGCGGCATTGGCAACAGTGAATAAAGAATTGACCGCATTATATGTGAGATTCGAATGATCAAACACAACATTAGATGACTGATAGGCATTGTTAGCAGTATTAAATGATGCTTGAATTGTTGTATTCTGATCAAGGTCTATACCAGCAATTGATGCTGTCAAGTTTGATATGTTAGCATATACTTCGGTAAAGTTAGCATTGACGTTAGTGAAAGCACCACGAATTGTATCGCCGGTACCGTCGTTTGCTACTGTTCCCACATTGATTGTTTTCTGTGCCATTTGCCTTTATCCTAATTCTTTCTTCTATTTATGCGTCAGGCCATTCGGTAATTGTAGTCGTATAACCGTAATCGTCGCCAACTTGTGCTGTTATTGGATCAGGCTCAATCTTGATTTCTACCATCTTAGACGGTGGCTCATAGAATGAAACTAGCTGTCCGTTAGCATTAGTTGAGACGGCGTGAATATTAGTATTGACTAAGAATGTGCCCTGAGTAGCGCCGATAGTCAATAGACCAGTATCTTCTCTGAAACTGAGAACGATACCCTGTGCGGTAGCGTTTCTATAACTATCGCCTTGATAAACTGTGTCTTCTATCTTGAATGTGCCATTAGCATTACCAATGAGCATATTTGTGATAAATCTAGGATTTAGATTGTTATCATTATGAATGTTAGCATAAACGGTACGAATGATCTTCGGTGTTGTGATTGGACCATAGTAGTGTAGTTTCATTGTAAAGTTGAGAGTCCAATAGACATATCTTACCGAGTCATAGTTTCCTTCATACTCAATGTTGTTTGTGATATTGTTGAGAATGATCGGAACATCTTTGATGAACCCTAGATCAGGAACCATAGCGGCTGATACTGTAAAGTCAGGATTGAAGAACGGAAGTATCTGTTCAATGATATGTGTTCCGTCGTCGATGTTTCGTGCATAGACGTTTAATTGAAAGTTTAGATCGTAGGGAGCACCCATATATGCTGAAGATGCAGTTGACCCGCCAGTGACCGGTTTAGACGCTTTTAAAAGGCTATTCTGCTTGCGTGAAGCATCGTATGTAATACCTGAAATCTCAAATGACATGCGTGGAAGCAATGTCTGTAATTGTCTAGTCAATTCCGGGTCAGAAAAGACACGGGTGACCATCTTCTCTTTAGGAGAATAAATGATTGGAACAAGAAAGCGATTGACTTCTTTTCCTGTCTGATCGTTCTTACGAATGATACTAATATCATCAAACAATCGCCCAAAGAGGACGACTGCTTTTCTAGTTAGCTGATGATAGTAGTGAGCATTACCCAGCATTATGGTGTTCCAAACGGATTAGTTTCTGACAGATCAAGTATTAGATCAGCGCCAGTATCAAAGTCTTCGTTGTTAAAGATGTCAAACTTAACGTAGTCGTTTCTTTCGTCATCAACCGACAATACAGAGAATTGTGCTCCTGAGGTGTTACCATACAGTGTATTAGCACCATTGGACGAGAACTGTCCATTGATACCGACGATGAACATTGTACCATTAGCTTTATACCAATCACTGATTTCTGCGTGGGCTGTATTGTTAGCCCATGTGCCGTCAGGACTTTGATAGATAACCTCATTATCAAAGAAGTTATTGAATCCAGTTAATCCAACATTTAATCTTAGTGTATAACCATTCTCTTGTTCAATCTCATCAATTTCTTCAATGCCTGTATCAATTGCTTCTTGGCTAAATCTGAATAGTTCGCAACGCATTTCATAGATATATGGCTCTCTATTACCGAGAGAATAGAACATAAGTTTCTTTTCAATGAACTTGATTTCAAACATACGATGCATTAGAGGAACGTAGATTAGATCACCTTCTTGTGGTCTGATACGCAATGACGTTGGAAGACCTTTGACAAATGCTCGGCGTGATATAACAAAGTTAGATGTGTCTCTGATCTCTAAGCCAAACTTACTGAAGAAATCACCGTCGCCTTCAAAACCCTCAACGTTAGCAAGATATGCTTCCATAGTATATGCTTTGCTAAACTTTGAGTTCTTATACTCACCAAAGATCATATCACCATCGTCATAGGAATCTCTAGGTATGTAATAGACGTTATGGCCCATGATCTCGATTGACTCTACAATAACATCTTCCATAAGACGATGCTCATTGTTTAGTCTATTCTGTCCCGGAAAGTTATTGAAGTAGCGATTGAGAGCCATTAGCCGACCAAGAATCCTGGAGGAGCTTCGTATGTCTGTCTAATCTCGTTTTCAATCTTCTCAATATCACCAACAGCTTCGTTATAAATATCAACACCACGCATTGTTACACCGCCTGGTAGCTGCATCTTGTCAAACTTGGACATATTCGTCCCCCACTGTTTTTTTACATATGCTGTGGTTAGTTTCTTGAGCATACGGTCATTCCATACCTGTGTATATGTATCAGGATCTGTAATGACAAATCCCTCGACAATCATATACTCGCCCTCAGCAATATCGTTTTCCCAATCCCAATCAACATAGAGCTTATCCGTCAAGCGATTGAATCGAATTGGTTGCTCACCTGTAAAGACTAGATCGAGTGTGGCTAGATGCTGCATGGTGAGAGAGTAATTAACATATGATGTTGATGATAGATCCCAAAGGTCATTGAGACGCAACTGATAGCGAAGATCAAACATATTCATACCCATCTTGTTTTGACCAACTCTAAAAACTCTTGTAGCGCCGATTAGACTGTCACTAACGGTAATGTATTTGTTAGCCTTGTCTGTGCTAGTAACCTGATGCTTAACGTATGTGCGTTCTGTGCCATTGAAATGAAACTCGTTCCAATACTCGAATGCGATTTCTACAGCGTCATTGACCTGCTCGTCATCCACATTGATTTGAACAACAGGATATCCTAACTGGCGCAAACAAAACTCTTTTAACTCTTCTTTGT